GATTATTTTTGAGAGGTACTCAGGTTTCTTCTCTTTCGCTTTTGCCATTCTCTATAGTCCTAATTTTTGAAAATAGTGTATTTTTTTGTTGACGATGCTTTGTTCTATACTCATGTTTGTCCGGAACTTTCAACACCTCTTTTTTCTTGGAATTTTCCTTCTTTACAATTTCTAGAGATTTTGCAACCCCCTTTTCGACAAACTTAAGGGGAAGAACAAATTTGCCAGATTTATGCAGAAAGCCTAGTGAGTAAACCCTTCTTGCTCCGGGGCTATTGATATAATGCAGGAGAGCGTCTTCTCCGAACTTCTTGATCAGCTTCCACGCGACTCTAACCTGAGTTTGGTATTCTTCGTTACGAGACTTGTTCCAAAACTTATATTCTAGATTGCCACGGTTTTCTTTTTCACTTCTTCTTATGCATACCATTTCGGCAACATACTGAGCCGTGTTACAATCCTGACCCGTTGAGGAACTTTTGAACACTCGGGTGGTTTCTTTTTTCTGATCCATTTTTAAAAATCATTCTTTGCAAATTTTCTTCTGACAGCTCTCTTGTTGAAAAGCCCACTTCAAATTCGTTATGTGGCCAAGTGAACTTACGCACATCTATTTTTGAGCAGTCGTCCTTGAGAACAGATACGGTCAGCGTCTGATAAGATTGCGAATAAGATCCATCTAGAGCTTGGTCTCTGGCAACCCCTCTAACCACAGAAACGCCATCGAGGCCATTTTCATTTTGAAAGAAAACCTCTTGTTTGGTGCCAAACATGTACAATTGCACCTTGGCTGGACACGTATCGTTTTCTCTGCAATACTGAGCGAGTCTGATCCAAGGATTGTCAAACCCGTCTCTTTCATAGTCTCCGTATACCGTTGTTCCATCAGTAAGGGTTATCTGCCAGCTAATCATCATATCTCTGTGGCAGAGACCCTTCATATGGTTATCAATCTGCGTACATAACATATGTTAATCTTCCTTGATTTTATGTATAACGCCTTTATATCTCGAAGGAGACTTAACTTCCCTCTTGGCCTTGTTGTCGTCTGCCGCCATAGATGCTGCCTCCGTCATGACCGTAACTCCCCTGTCCTCTTTTCTAGCAAACAGGTTGTGCGTATGGGTGGTCTTATCTTCGTCTGCAATCTTCATATATTTAGACACAGCTTCCGTGGATCGTTTCAGCTTTTTAGCCACAGCTTCTGCACCTTCAGACTTGTTGTCATCAATGAACTTTTTTTCTTCACTGGAAAGTGGTCCTCTTTTCATGTCAATTCTCCATTAAAAATCTTCTAGCATGAGTAAAATACAATCTGTTCTTACTTTCAAGATACTTAGCGTAGCTTTGAAAGGTTTCTTGAGACACCTTTTTAAACTTATAGAGATGGGACTGTCGGCGTGCGGCGGCGTAGGAAGAGTCCGTTTGATGCGGATCTAAGATTTCGTTTCTTCCGTACTTAACATAGAATGTGGTAGATCCCCCAGAGGATTCCACCCGTTTTGCCACGGCGTTTTCCTCTGAAGTTTCCTTGCCGTTGATATCTAAAAATGTCGTTTCTATTTTGTCGGGTTCTGGTATCCCTAGACCGCTAACATCTTCATTTTCCCATCTAGCCATTTAGTCTCTCCAATCTTTCTTTCAATATTTTTATACATTCCGCTTCGGTTGGCGCGCTTAAACAAAGTTGAGCCTTGGTTGCCAATCCGTACTTTTTAAGTAGCGTGTCGCCCATTACCCAATGGTCTAGTGTGCCATCGCTGTTTATTTTTCTTATGTCTATTTTTAGAGTGATGGTTGCATGGTGGGGCTGCGCTCTTCTTAGGTTTTCTGCGTGATCATGTTCATTCTTCACGTCAGTCCCCCTTACGTATCCACTTAAGCTTTTGCTCAGGCGTCATTGCATTTATCTTTCTGTGGGTTTCTTTTTTTTGTTGCGCTTCCTTGTCTGTCTTAATACCGTTCTCTCTTTTTCTATCCTCTAGTTCATACCGTCCCATATTGGCGGTATTTCTATCTGCCAACTGGCCGATTGTGGAAGGTTCTCCCCTCACGAACATAGCCGGAGGATTTATGAAAACCTTAATCAAGGAGTTTTTTCCACAGTGCGGACATTCGTGTTCAGAGGGAGCGTGCATCGGCTGCTCTATCTCGGTGTAATATGCGCATTCGCTGCATTCAAAATCATATAATGGCATTAACTTTCCTCCGCTGTTCTGTCTTTGTCATATCTTATAGTAGCGTTTTTCTCAAGACAAGACCTATAAAAAATCAAAATTTTGACCATTATAGTCTGGAAAGTATTCTAGATATGATGCTATTTCTCACTATATCCTCAGAAGTCAGCTCGCAAATAGATACACCTTCTACGTCATACAGGCGGTCCATGCATGAGTCAAGACCTCCCTCCGCACGGTCGTTTAGGTCTGTTTGACCAATATCTCCATTGATAACCGCTTTTGATCCAGACCCTATTCTTGTTATAAACATTTTAATCTGTTCATATGTTGCGTTTTGGGCTTCGTCTAGTATCATAAATGCGTTATGGAAGTTTCTTCCTCTCATGTATTCTAGCGGACACATTTCGATAGTGTTTGTGGATCTGGCCGAGTTGTAGGTTTCAACACTAAGATATTGTTTCATTTCCTCGACAACAGGAACCAAATACGGTTGAATTTTTTCTGTGAGCGTTCCGGGCAAAAACCCAAGGCCATTTCCAGCTTCCACCACCGGCCTCGTTATGATAATTTTTTCTACTTTGTCTGTCAGGAGATACTCACACCCCAAGCCTACTGCAACCGCCGTTTTACCAGAACCGGCTGGTCCCGAGCAGAATGTTACGTCGCTTTCGCACATACATCTAATGTAATCTGCCTGATTGTCGCTTTTGGATCTTAGCTGTTTTCTTCGCTGTCTTTTTTGATGGTTTTTGTGATTTCTACGTTTGGGCAATGCTGAACTCCTAAAAAGGCTTGGTTGGTGATGGAAGGGTTTTAACGCTGGTATCTTTTACTAACACAAAATCGCTGTAGTCGTTTTGATAGGACATGGTGGCTTCTACGTTTCCCCCGTCCGTACCCCCTCCGTCATAGCTGATATTTGTTAAATAGTTTCTACCCCCTAAGTCCCAGACAAAATAGTTGCGTGTCGGTGGGAATTTTTGTGCCACAATTCTTATTGTAGATTCCTCTGGGGCTTGGTACATCCACTGCTTGGAAGATGTGTCTCCCTGAGCCTCTGTAAAGGTTGTGTCTGTGACGGGGAGATAAGTAGACGGAGAGTTTCGTCGAGCAAGCGGCTGCCTCGTAACTCCTGTAAAGCTAGCGGTAACCTGTACCGGAAGAACAATCTGTCTCCAGAGATTCTCTTCCCCCGGAGTATCGGACCCTCTCCATATTCCAACGTCGGTTAGCGAGGTGTATTCTATGGTGGCTTCTATGGAGATTGATTGTATTCCAAGTATCTTTCTTTTATGGGGGTTTGACGACCCTTCAAAATCACCGTAGGCCACTTCGTCATCCGAATTCCTTGCCTCAAACAGCTTTTCTACCTCTTCGGGAAGAATTGTTTCTGTGGTTTGGAACTGCCCTAACATATCTAAATCTATCCTTGATATCACATTGTCAGATTGAGCAGCGGCGGAAGGCATGTCATTAGTAAAATCGCTTATTGAGCTTTTTAGGTTGTATTCTGCGCGCCTTCCTATTAGGGTAATACTTTCTTTTACAGCCCCCGTTACATCAAAGCTGTAGCTCATGGAAGACAGAAGGCAGTTTCTGTAGGTCACTGTGTAAATAGCGTCTTTATCTGCGTGCAACGGTGGTGGCGGTGGCACAGATCTGTGGTTTTCGCTTCCAAGCCTATCGAAATGATCTGGACCATACAGTATCGTTACATCATAGTTTCGTAGACATCTATCGTGGGTGTCGTCCGATCCCTGAAACCCTATATTGTTAGATTTAAGGATGTGACAGCTTTGATATCCGGACTCCGATGCCACGTAGTCAGACGTGTCAACGTGATAAAAGAAATTGTCTGTTTGACCTATCACTCTTTCGATGGTTATCTCGAAGGTCTGTGGAGCATAGAATGTGTACTGCCTCTGAAATCTACCTACATCCATTAGCGAAGCCGCTGGAAATTCTGAGTTTATGCCCACACTTTGAACGCCTCTCAGGAAAACACCGTCTGCAATATCCTCGGTTCCATTTAGCTCTGTTCTTCCCCACCTGCCGGAAACTCCGCCAGTTTTATTTACAACAACTCCCACGCAGGCAAAGAAGTTGCGTCCGTTAATTTGTTCAAATGGATATATTGACATTTTTAAGCTCCGCTACTGCCAAACCCGCCATCACCCCTGTCGGAATCGTCTAAACTATCTACTTCTTTCATCTTCAATTCTGGTATCTTATGGAAGATGATTTGGGCAATTCTGTCTCCCTTTTTGATTACTAGGCCGACTCTTCCAGAATTATAAAGACATACGCCAATGTCCCCACGGTATCCCGAGTCTACGACGCCCGCAAAGACATCCACGCCATTTTTGGTAGCCAAGCCAGATCTAGGCCATATGAGTCCAACATGGCCATCTGGTATAGCCATAGCTATGCCTGTCTTGACCAGTTGTCTTCTAGAAGGCTGGATAGTATAGTTCTCTGAGGCATATAAATCCCATCCGGCATCATGTTTATGTGCTTTAGTGGGAACTGTCGCGTTTTCAGACAGCTTTTTGCAGGGAACTTCCGACACACTAGCGTTTGCGTCGGACGCTCGTTGAAGCTGGGCCATTCTGGCCCGCTGGTCGTGATGAATTTCCATAGTCCTTTTCCTTATACTAGTTCGCAACTCCCGCCACTACAGGCCCATTCCTGAGATGGTTTTACGTTGTCGTGTTCTTCAATTACACATGTAAAGTCAACATCTTGGTACTCTCTATTTAGATCTACCCACTCCTTCCAATTATACACATCTTTCATGCAGTACGTGAGTTTTCGTAGATCTCCCTCAAAATACTTATCGGCAAATTTTTGACATCTCTTCGAGAAATCTTTCTTGCCGTTTCCTCTTATTTTCTCTCCAATACCCAGCAGGGAATCACACGCAGCCCACAGATTGTCTTCCCATAGATTTAATGCTACCTCTATGAGGCCACTCACAAACAGGGAAGCGTCACCGTAGTGTCGTACCTGTTCGGTAGGAAGGTATATTGCGGTGAACGGAGCTTGGGGGTAATCCTTGTCACCGGTAATTGGTAGAAGAGAAATGCCACAAAAGAACTTTCTGTTTTTATATATAAAGTCCTCTACTTCTTCCCACTCTCCCGGCTTTACGTTTATGGTGTTGGACACGTTGTGAACAAGCCATGGCTGAGTGCAGAGGTTTTTGTTTGTTCCCCGTATTACCCAGCTTTGCTGAGTGCTCTTTACGTATGTGAGCAGATCAATAGCCCCAACCTGATTTTTTATCTTGGAACCATCGGCCACTTCGATGCAAAAAGACGCCACATCATCGCTATCGTTATTTGACCAAACGGATTCTTCGCACGCCTTTGGGTTTACTTCCCTAAAGTAGTTATAGATAGGCTCCATTTTGTTAGCCTGAACACGCCTTATGTATCTCTTGGCATGGTGAGGATGTATTCCGCTTGAGGTTCCCAAAACGCAGCTTGATGTCCCTTCAGGTTTGATGCATGTGGTTCTAGCCGCCTGATTTATTTCAATTTTCTTGGAAAGAGACTTGTTTGTTTTTTTAACAACGTCAGCACCAGCCTTCTGGACTTCAGGATCTAAACATATGTCGTGTGTTTCCATTATTCCCGTCATCGAAACACCAAGAAGAGCCTCTCGTCTGATAATATTTTCTGAGGCTTCTCCTAAGTAATTGAATTCGTCAAATCCCGCCTGAAGGGTTCCAATAATTGAGGCAGCTTTGCAGGCGTCGTAGAAGTCTTCTCTGGTTTTTATTTTTGCACAGTTTATTGTACTTAGGTTGCACGCTTGCCAGCCAGTTTCTCCTGTTGTTTCGTCCACGGGCCACATCCCTATCTCAACGCAAGGATTAACTATAAGTTCTGTGGAATCGGACCAGACAAATCCCGGTTCTCCAAAATCTTTTACAGATTTCATTAGATTGGAAAATTGCTCTTTGGTCGTTTCGTCCCTCAACAGTAGTGCTGAATTGTTGGATCTTCCCCGTTGAGGGTTTTCGATAAACCAATTTCCGGTTTTAGCCGTAGCCATTTCTTCATCATCTGCACTAAAAACGCATATCGTTGCACTTCTACGAACACCGCCGCTGATAACGGCGTCCGCGCTATGCATAACTATATCGTAGGCTTGGATCGAAGATAATTTTCTTATTGATTTAGCGCAAAAATCAAAATCTTTGAGAGCCTTGTCTAGTATTTTTCTTATATTTGACAAAGCGTTTTTGAGGGGCTCTGGACCCGGAGCTTTTCCACCGCTTGACTTGAGGGGGGCTCCAGCGGGTCTAATTTTAGAATAATCAAAGGTTACATTTTTTCCATTGTATTCTGGAAAAAGTTCATTCTGTTCCAGATAACTAGAGACCAAAACCCCCACTGCATCTGACCACCCCTCTATGGAATCTGGAATGACAAACTTTTTTGATCCGCTTTTGTTTTTAACAAGGTTTGGAAGCTTGGCTATATGATGCTTTTGAACAGAGAAGCCGGTTCCGCATCCACAAAGGAGGAGATACATGCATTCTTGAAAAAATCTTGGTCTATCCGCATAAGAAGTTATGCAGTTGTAGATTCTGGCATTGTGTTTAAAGATAGGCGAGCCACCAAACTGAAGGGCTCTCTGACTTCCGAGAACCCTTTTTTTGAGCATGAAATCATACGCCCACTCAATATCTTCCTCAATACCGTAGGGGGAATATTTGTCGAGCATCATTCCCTTGACTCTCTCAACAGCCTCCTTCCAAGTTTCTCGTCTTTTTTTTTCGGGGTTCCATCTCGCGTACTTAGAAACAAAGGTGTAGTTCATCAGAGACTTTATGGACATATTTTTTCCGTAATCCTTATGGTTCAACTATTTGTCTATCACAACCGTGATATTTTTTGTTTTTATTTGTATCGTTGTGCTTTCGTCCGACTGTTGTACATCAATATTATCCACTATGGATTTGATTTTGTCAACCATTTCTTGAGTAATTCCCAATTCTCCCATTATCTTTTTTAACACCACAGAGGTCAACCCGCCGTAACGTTGGCCTTCAGACATTTTACTTCTCCAGTTTTTCGATTAACGTATTGAATGTTTCGTTGAGCTTATCATTTATTGCCAACTTACAGTCAACAACACTTTCTTCAAGCGAGTCTATTTTGGACTCTAGCTTCACTTCCATTCCGGTAACTTTGTCTTCGATGGAAGTCATTCTTCTATTCAAGGAATCGTTCACCTTTTCCTCCAATACTATAATTTGTTTTCCGTGGCCGACTATTGTAAAGAGCACCCACCCCAATAATGGCAATATCACCATCTGTGCCATGCTCGCTATTATATCCCAAGCTTCTGGCATCTCTTTCCCCTCTGCTACATGGGTTGTATTGTCTGTATATAAAAAAAAGGGAGGGAGGGGATACCCCCACCCCCCCGAAGAGAGGCTCCTATTACATTCCAGTAATGGCTTTGTAATCGAAGAAGTCACCACCGCTTGCAATGTTAAGAGTCACAAAGTCAACTTTCATAACGAGTTCACCCGGAAGTGCCCGTGTCATAGTTGGGGGAGTTGCGTGATCAGGATCATCAGCAACAGCGCTATCCGCCCTACTCCACATTTTCTCATTAAGAGAATCTGGAGCGGCAGAGGCGTTACCGCCAGCGGTTGTAGCTGCTACCCAGTTGGTTCTGTCAGCGAGAGTAGCGCCAGCAGTATCGTAAGATTTGGTGCCGGTCCAGCTAAAGCGGTTATGTCGGAACGCGGTAACTGTCTTGGCTCCGAACGATTTTCTGAACCTGAGAACAGCGTCGTTTTGCGAACCACGACCTGTGATTAAAATATTGGTTTTGGAAACACCAGAAAGCGTGCTACTGTTGGCGGCGATGACGTACTTGCCAGCGGCCTCATAACCAAAAGTACCCGCAGAGAGGGCTTTGTCGTTGTGGTTCAGGCCATCATTAAGTTCTTTTGGTCTGGTGCCATCTTTAAATTCAGTAGCGTTGTCTTTCAAGGCCAAAGCCTTGGTGATAACGGTGCCAGTAGAAGTATTACCCAAAATCGTACCACCCTCGGTAGTTGCTGTAAAAGCACCATCGCTAGTGTTTTTCAGGTAATTAGTGCTTGCGCCGGGAACTGCCATAATAGATCTCCTTTTGAAAATCAGTTAAATTAAATACCAACATTATTCTTCCTAATTATCCAAAAAGAGATCCGATTCCTATCTAACATACACAAATTAGGCTAATTGGCCGTTGCTTTTTTTACACAATTTTATAGCAGTTTTTAATCTTCTTCTTGCTGTTTCTCTGCTATAGCCATTAGCGTTTGCTATTTCGACCATGGTCATATTGCCTATAAATCTTTGCTTGAGAATCTTTGAAACCTCGTCAGGAAGACCTGTTATGGCATCAGTAAACTCTCTGGAACTGTCTCGATACGTAGAATTAGATCTTATAAAATCCAATTGAAGATTATCGAGATATAACATATGTTTCTTCTTTTTTAATTCATTTTTGAATGCAAAAGATAGTTGCTGATACAAATATGAGGTAAATTTAGCTCCTCTGTTTGGATCGTATTTATCAATACATTTCCATAATGTCGTCATCTTTATCGACTCTATTTCGTCACGATCTATAGACTTAGAATATCTATTTGCCACCGCGTTCATTATATTAACTATATTAGAGTCCTGCAAAAGTTTTTCAATATTATCCATTATTTCCTCTCAAAATAATTCCACCAACGGTTTGTTTAAGTTCAACTAATCCATTCAGACCTTCAAGATATCTAGAATCCATTTTGTCTGAAACTACATACTCAACATCTCCTTCGGGCGATACTAACATAGACCAGTATTTTTTGGTTTGCAATTGCTGCTTTACCAAATTTACCGTAGTTTTAGTTTTCTCGTCCGCAAGTATTTCTTTTTCAGTGTAGACACAAAGTTTCTTTTCTAGGCTCGCGCGAATCTCTTTTATGTCGAAGAGCTTGCCTACACCTATAAAGAAAGAATACCTCCCTAAAACTCTGAGAGCTTCCACGCCTTCGACCCCTTCTATCACATCTGCGATTTTGTGCGTAAGATCAAAGTTTGTATAGCCAAGCCAGCAATCCCAGCGGTCTGAAGGCTTTAGCGGAGACTCATCCGGATATACCCCCATGGGCGTGTAAAGAACCTTTGGTTGTTGCATAAAAAGTTCCGCAGGAAGTATCTCTGGGGGCAGTTCTGCGTCCATAAAGGATGCTTCTTCTTCTTCTTTTTGTGGTTGGAAAAGATTCTCAGCCATCATTATTTCGTCTACCCTAGCGTTCCAACTTTCCCAAGCTATCTGTTTAGGTTTGGACATTTTATCCTCCGTTGGTTCATAGTTTTAAAACGTTTCGAGGAGGAACAACTAAGGAGTCGTTTCTTTCCGCCGAACGCTCATCATCTTTGGAGGCCGATAAAAGGGCCTTAAGACATTCAACTATGTCGAGAAATTCTGAATGATTACCTTTTAATACACATTGATGCTTTACTTCGTTCAATATTTGCTCTGTTAAATCGTCATAAGTTATACCGTAAAATATAGACGCCACGGCCTTTATGCCCTCATCCGTTGGCTCCCAGTCGCAAGCAAAGGTGAATTCTCCGTCCTTGGTAACAGCTATATTCAATGATGAAAGATAGTCACCATTAATAAGATCTAGATCTTCTGGATAAGAGTTGTTCATAGTATTCTTCTATTCCTATGGTTTTAAGTTTGCTTTGGGTCACAAAGTGTCCGTTTTTTTCAGCCCCAAGCACCTCTGGCATGTAGAACGTGTACACGACTTCCGCTTCGTTTTGGTTTATCCTTCTAAAGCCCGCCAGCTCAGTTACGGCCCAACCAAAATCTAGGTGAAAATGTTTATCAAACAGAGATTTAAGGGTTTCTGTTTCACACTTGGTAGACATGTATGCTTGGGGAAATTCTTCGCAATCTGTCAAATATATCTGAAAGTATCTAGGGTTGGTAAAATGCAATTCTTTTATACATTTAGTGACTATCAGAGTAAACTTAATCTTCATCCTGTTTTTCGTCCTCTGAGTCAGAAGAAATCTGAGACTTTATTTTTTGTAGTATCTCAAACTGGGATGCAACACGCTCATATTTAGAAAGAGCTTTAAAAAATCTATCAAGGATCTCTGGTTGATCCTGACTATGAACACAAGCATTTATTTCAAAAGCAAGTTCGTCCATCTGGGCTTTTAGGACGCTTTCTGCCGCGTTTATCATATTCATTGTTCTTCCTTTCCTGTAATCCACTTTATAAAAAGAGCCCGCCACATTCCATTATAGCAGGCCCCCGTTAAAAGTCAAGTTAATTATTCAAACACCAAGCAAAAGCCTTGAAAGTTTCACTCAGCTTCTTTTTCTCTTCGTCTGTTAGTTCATGATTTTCTTCTCCAACAACCGAAGACATCGCAGATTTTATGGCCGACGCTAGACCGTCATATTTCCCATTTATGGAATCGCCAAATACATCCTTCGCAGCTAACACATATATGTCGTTTACATTTTGAGCGTCTGCATCGTATTCTTTAACCCTTTCGGAAAAACGTTTGTTAAAAATACATAAGTATATCCTGTCCTTGGGAACGGTTATCGAGTCGGCGGTCTCTGACCACACAGCAATCATAGAGTCGTCGGGCTTTTCTATAACGATGTCTGGCGTACTATCGGGGGTATCTGGAATAACTTCCTTAATACTATCCCAGAAAACCCCGATCAGCACAAGCACTAAGCCTAAAAATAAAGCTCTATTGTTTTTCATTGTTCAAACCTCGGCATCGCTATTTTCTGGCGATGGAGCCAATGGCTTCTTTGCCAACAATGGAAACACTTCTTGGAGCTTATCTTGGGCATCTGCTAATCCAGCCGCAACACAGGCGTCGTGCAACATTTCCCATTTTTGCACAATAGACGTAAGGTTGTCGGACGTAGCAAAATTGATAACTGGAACACTTGGCTTCGCCTTACTTACCAGACTAGCCAAAAAATTCTTCATCGCAGGGGCTATAAAAAGCAATCCTACGCCAATTAACACCCACTGAAGTGGGCCCAAGCCTTTCAAAAGCTCAATCATTATAAACTCCCATTTACTCGGTTACTCGAACAGTGTCACCAATAACCCAAGCCACTACGATTGTAGCCACTCCAACGATCTGCTCGGTATCAAGTTCAATACCAAAAAGCTCGGAAGAACATACGGCGGCGAGTCCAACGGCTGACACCCAAAATCTACGCGATTTCAAGAGCGATTTTACTTTATCTACTACGGTCATTTTAATTCTCCATTATAAAACACAAAAGGCCAGAAACTTCTAGCCGGTTAATTTAAGATCACCTATTATTAAAAAGGCCCAAAAAGCCGAAAGTCCCTTTTGTCTTCCTACACGAACATTTTCCGTAAGCTTCGATGCAATTACAATAGGTGTTTTTTGTATCGCATTTGCAGCCCGTGCAATCTTCCTTATTCACTTTTTCTCCGTGATATGGACAATCGGTTTGATGTCCATCTCCGTGGGTTATCTTTCCTGTTCCTTTACATACACACTTATCTGCATCGGGGTGTGGGCCATTTGGCTCATTGTCTGGAACAGGATCTATTTTAAGTATTGTTTTCTCCGCCTTATCAAAGGCGGTGTTTGTCTGTTTTATTATAGTACTTAATTCGTCTTTTGTCAAACCGTTTCTTGAGAATATCTCAGAATTTATAGACGATATACCTGCAAGCATTATAAATACAACGCCTACGACGGATAATCGCCCCTTTTGTTTTGTGTTCATTTTAAAAAACCTCGCCTATTGTCCAGTTTATTTGTCTAGAAGGGAAGCCGTCCACATCGCTGAACACCCAAGCCCCGCCGTTCGACAACATTCCGCGAGCATCTTTTTCTCTAACCCAGAAGCTCCCGTCTGGCTGGTCTAGTCTCTTGGGTCCGCTGTTCCAAAGCCCCCACGAATTTTGTATAAGAAACAGTGTTTCTTTATATACGTCGTGACTGTCGTCACAAGCAATCCAAGTCATGGCGTGATTCCAGCCACCAGACTTTTTAGCTATTCCATTTTTATCTCTTCTGCTGGAAAATCCATATCCAGAACATACAGATAGTGCATATCCGTTTGCAAGCGCGTCTCTAGCTTCTTCTACAGTTCTAATATTTGAAATTGTTTTTACTTGATGTTTTTGGGCTTCGTCAATATATATAGAGTTTGGTATATCGTGGTCTTTACCGATGTCAGAATCATATACAGATAAATCAATTTTTCCGTAGTTTTTACGAAGTAATATTCCTCCTCTTTGGTGAACATATCTTGCGGCCCCGGAGCAGGTCATCCCCTGCCCCTTATGTCCCCTAGATTGATATATAGCCTCTGTTGCCCCTCTTGCAACAAACTCCTCAGTATCGCCTTTTACGTCTATCTCAACAGCCCTAGTAATGTCTACGGCATTTCTAGTTGAATGGGAAACACAGTCACCTGTTGTTTGTTTCTCGGACGGCCCAAAAGATGGGTCAAATTTTAAAAGTGATTTAAACGGTAATGAGATTTGCCCCTCTCCGTCACCGCTCAGATGAGATGTCGCCGCCGCAAAGCAGGGCATTGGTAGCTCACCCATCAACTTGGACACGTCGTCGGGGTCACATATGCTTCCAACAAAACCTTCTCGGTAAAGATTTAGGATTTTGCGTGGGGTACTAAAGTCCATTGATAACCTCTCTAGCTGAGTTTTGCCATGAAAATTTGTTAGCGGTTTTTACCCCAGCCTCATTTATAGACAAGCGGTTTTCACTCTTGGCAGCATGGACGGATCTCATATGCAGTATGGTCTGCTCTTTTTGTGAGTCGGAAAACGTTGCCCACCTTCCGTGAGAGCCGGAAAAAAACACTCCGTCTTGAGCAGGCTCTAATTCTTGGACTGTTACTAAATGCGAATTCTCCGCATTGCAGAATTCTGTATGGGCGGAGTAATTAGTAGCTATAACCTGTTTTCCACACGCCATCATTTCGAGAAGCTCCAAATTCCAACCCTCTGCTCGTGACGGGAAAACCCCACAGTCAGCCTGCCTCATTATGGTATACACATCTTTGTGTGTTTGCTGTCTGGGAATTACTCTTATTTTGCTACCAAGCGGAGAAGTTTTATACAAATCCCTCCAAGCGTCGTTGTTTTTGCCAATAAAGGGGTTATCGCACATCATCCATAGCTCAACATCGTCGGTCTCAGTAAACGCATAATTAAAACACTCAAGCAATACATCGTGACCTTTGCGTTTTTCCCATTTACCGCAGTTTAAAAACACCGTTGGTTTTCTGCCAGACAGAGACGGCGTGAATATCTCTGTATCAACACCGAGGGGCACAACATGTACATTTTCGTTGTAGAAATTTACTTGGCTGAGGACTACATCCTTAGCCCACTGCGAGCATACAAATATCTTGTCACAGTGCTTCATACTGAGTTTTTCCTCATCGTTGAATTCTGTTAGTTCAAAGATGGGAAACCCTATATGGGAATCTTTGCCTATGTGAGAATGTAGGTCGTTTTGGTGCCATATTTTTACAGAGGGAAGATCTCCTACTTTTCCATCCTTATTTACAAAAGACCGGTATCTATTGTCTAATCCGGCCTTGACATACTCGTCAACAAATTCTGGTCTTGAAATGGGATAAAGGGCGACGGATGAATTAATCTGGTATAAACTTTTAAATATATTATATCCGGCTACCCCGTATCCCAAGTTGTTTATGGGAGCAATTAGGTTAATCATATTTTCCTTCCTCTAAAGTCCTTGGTTGTTTATCTAAAGTTATGTTCGTTAGACACCCCGTCGTATTCGTGTAAGAATGGAAAACAGTTTTTAATTTCGGGTGTGTTTTCTAATTTTGTATGTGTCCCTATACGATTTCTTGTCATGTTTCCTCTCCAGTGTAGATACAAACCTCCCAGTTCTTCTATCCTGTGCCTGTGATTCACCTTAAACTTGTCGCACATATGATGGTGTCCAGCTCGGTAACAATTGTATCGTTCAAATTCGTCTGGTTTAAAGGCAGTGGATAACATCATCGTGGCTCTCCTACCGCCGTATGAAAACTCCTTGAATGTTTTAATCTGGGGGGGAGAATAATTCCGTATCTGGGCAGATAGCACCGACCTGTGGTCTATGAACATACTTGTCTTTTTGTCGTATACAACGTCTTGGATATTTTGTATATGGTTTTTTTGAATGGCGTCGTCTGTATCTAGCCTTGTGGTAATAATGAAATCTACGTCTGAATACCTTTCCGGAATATAGGCTCCTAACTCTTTATGGCATCCCGTTTCGTATTTGTCGTCTGTCGTTAGTGCGGAGAGTATTTCGATATTTTTTTCCGTACCATCGGACAGCTTTATAGTCTTAAACCCATTGTCTTTTTCTTGTTTGCTCAGTGGGTTTTCAGTGTAAAACTTTTCCAAGTGCGGATCGCAGTTTCTGTGAGAATCTTCACATAGTATTGTGAAGTTTTTAAGTTTATGAAAGTCGAATCCAGAGTAGTCTAGATCCTTGTGCAGCCTATCAATAAGAAAAACGTTTTCAAACTGGTCGTTTGTTTGACTGTTTATGGCTGGTATATAAAAGTTGTTTACAACTTTTGTTCTGGAGTTTAGCCTCTGTTGGGCTGCTTTTGTATTTGGATACTGCTCGATGTCGGACAACGATTGCTGTTCATTCCAGCAGATCATTAATCTCGTTATAATAAGATGCTTAATTTTCATTTATTACTTTATTGTCTTCGTCCTGTTTAATCCTATCTATAATCTCCATAACTAAGTCCTTGACCGTCTCCAACTCTTCTGGTCTTAGCTCTAGGTGGTACTTGAGGGGAGATGTGGCAGACTGTCGGTATTCATAGAGTCTCATGTAAATAGCTCTTCTATGACTCGCCCAGAGTTGGCGATTTTCATTGGCCGTCCACTATTGCTTGTGAACGTAGTGCTTAGAGAAATGTTAAGGGCTTTGCAAACAGAAGCCATAACGTCCTGAGATGTGTAAGGGGTTGTCTCAACACGGGTTCCATCGGAACTGGTTTTACCAATAGCGATACCGTTATTCATCCCGCCCCCTCCAACAACAATACTCCAACTTCTAGCCCAGTGGTCACGACCGACATTACCATTGATTCGGGGCGTGCGACTAAATTCTCCCATCCAGATAACAACGGTATCGTCTAACATTCCCCGTTGCTCCAGATCTTCCATTAACGCGCTCATCCCTTGGTCGAGCATGGGGAGCTTTGTATCTTTTAAGGTTGGAAATATATTCTGATGGTTATCCCATCCACCGAGCCCAACCTCTATAAACGGAACCCCAACCTCGGCTAATCGTCGAGCCATCAGGCACCCCTTGCCAAAGCTGTTATCTCCGTATCTCTCTTTAACATTCTCCGGTTCCAACGCCACCTTCATAGCGTCCATTTCTTTACTTGTTAATACGTCAAGAGTCTTCCTCAGAACCTTCTGATGTTCCCTCGGAAGCGAACCACGGTTTGTGTTAATAAAATTAGTTTCAAGCATGTCGAGAACAGCGATCCGTTGGTAGAATCTCTGATCAATTTTCATGCTGAGGTTTCTAATTCTTCCGTCGCTATTGACAACAAATGGAGAATATTGAGCACCTAGAAAACCGGCTCCGGCACTGGGTCCGTTAACAGAAACAAACTGAGGGATTTTGAGATCTTCTTTTTCTAATCGGTTAGATATAACGGAACCGTAGCTTGGGTGCTGTATGCTGGGATTTGGCACATATCCAGTATGCATATAATATCGTCCACGCATATGGTCAGCCTCTCTGGTGCTCATTGACCGCACGATGGACATGTTATGCATCTGTTTTGCCATCAGAGGCATGTGTTCACAAATTTGCATGTTGCCGCTGGTAGAGATAGGACGGAAAGGGCCACCCGTAGGGGTGTCTGGTTTTAGATCCCAGATATCCATCGTGGAAGGGCCTCCACCCATCCAGAGAAGGATAGCCGTTTTTCCGTTCTTCTTTAGCTTATCTTGGTTAGCCTTGAGTGCGCTTGTCAGTCCTAGCAGGCTAGCCGAGGTAGTTAAAAAATCTCTTCTTTTCATAGAAACAGCTTTCCTTCGCCTTCTAACAGGAATCGAGGACGACCGCTCGTGTCTGTTCTCATTTCGTCCTTCGGGATTTCAAAGTGGTCAAACAGAGTTGCGGCAACATCTATTGGCTCCACCTTACCATCTGTGGGAACGTATGCTTTGTCGGCTTTTCCAATCACGCGACCATGATTATAATTACCCCCAGACAAGAGCATTGGGGTGATTGAAGGCCAGTGGTCACGTCCAGCGTTTCCGTTGAGTCTGGTTCTTCCAAATTCCCCAGTAACAACAAGTAAAACGTCGTCAGACATACCGCTTTGGTAGATATCCTTCACAAATGCTGCAAGAGCTTTGTCAAGAGGAGGAACTTTGCCCTCTAAAGCCTTTTTGATATTTCCATGCATGTCCCAACCGCCGTAGTGAACAGTGATAAACTTAGTTCCAAACTGTGCCAAACGGCGAGCTAAAATCATCTGGTCTCCGATACCACCCTTTCCATACATTTCTCGCATCGCTTCTGGTTCTTGATCGAGATCAAATGCATCCTTAGCGTTTCCGAGAATCACGTTGTATGCAGTATTACCTATCTTGGTAAAAGATGCCGCGCTTGGGGAAGGAACCCTATGTGTTTGATCCAGAGCCCCCAGCAAATCCTTTCTTTCAGCAAAACGACTGACAGGAATTCGTGGAGTTAGGTTGTCCTTATTAGATGGATCAAATGGTTTGTGAGCACCTCCAAGGTAGGCCGGTTGCTCACCCTCAATCTTTCCCTGTTTTACATAGGCAGGCATCCCGTTGTGTGGGTGATTTGCCCCAAAGACCGCCGAAGCTATTGCTCCATGGCCCGGATATTCTGAGTTCGCCGTATTTTCCCTCTTGGGATTTCGGTGCCCAGTCATCATCCAGTGTGTGGCCTGCCGATGAGAAGAATCTCCATGTGAAAAAGAATTAACGGCAGTTAGGTGATCTCCCTGCTTAATTAGCTCTTTAAATAGACCGCCAAAAGCTAGGCCGTTTTTGTGAGTCACTATACCCGTCACAGGCATATAGGGATCAGGAACACTTGCCGTAGGCGCGTGAAAAGTTTCAAACTGCGTAGGACCACCACCGAGCCATACCCACACCACAGATTTCTTGTTTGAAAACAGTTTTTCTTCCTGAGCAAAAGCCTCATCCGAGAGACCAACAGCACTCATCCCCGCACCTATTGATCCAATCGTCAAAAAATCTCGTCTGTTACAAGAAACGTTAAACATCTTACCACTCCCTTTTTACTTTTCTGTCATTTTATTAAACGGAAATTGTTGTTGTTGCGGCTGAACAGGAACCGGAATCTGCTGTATTACCACGGGAACATGTCTGTAATGCTCCCAAATAACATATACAGTTAGACATAGAGATAGCCCCGCAAAAAAACCTAAGAAGAAATTCTTCATCGTCCGCTCCCACGTCTTGAGCTGTGACGATGACCGCCCCTATACTGGAAACGAGAACCACGGCTTCTACTCGATGAGGATCTGCCACGAGAACGATTTCCGACATCGGCTTTACAGCAGCCACACGTACAATTGCAGACGGGGCCTTGGGGCCTCTGTTGAGACATACGTGCTCTAATTGATTTATGTATCTCTTCTCGTTCTTTTGCATCGAGCTTGCCGTCTTTGTTCTTGTCAAACCTTTTGAGTATCTCTTGATATCTTGACGAAGGTTTTCGTTCTTGTGAAAACGCTGAGGCTGGAACGATAACAGCGGCCAATACCGATAAAATCAAAATTGCTCTACCCATTTTAAATCTCCTTAGAATAAGAATCTAGGCCACCATCCCTGAGACGCCCCTAGAAAATATAAACCTACTAATATTCCACCCACCATGGCAGTACGACGAACGAGTTTGTGCTTTCTGATAAATTGCCCAATAGGACCGTTGAAAAGTGGCTTTCTTGGCATAATGTTACCCCCTAAACTAAAGTTTTAAAGTGCTATACCCCCTCCTTGCACATTTGTATACACACAATTAAAATCTAAATTGAAAAAAGAATCCTTGAAACGGAGCCGGATATACGGGTTGGGGTTGGATAATAACAGGGGGACCGTAGTAGGGGCTAAACACCGGAGGGCGATACGTCCTGTAAAAACCATACCTTGGATGAAATCTAGTCTCTACCGAGGGGTAGTGAAACGGGTGGACATAGGGTCTTGTATAACTACGAAATGGTCTAGGCTGGACCTGTGGTTGTCGCGCCTCTGGTCTTTGCCACTCCTGTTTTCCAATTCCCGGCCTATTTGTTAGCGGCCTAGAGGTAGTTGGCGGTTTTATCAGTTTTGCTGGCTCTTGGGCCGAAACCGTGGAGACTGTAAAAAACAAACATAGTAAAGTTGCAAAATATCTCATTACACCAACTCCTTAAGCGGACTTCTGTGATCCAGTAAATACTGAGGTCTTCCGGTTCTATCCAGTAAGGTTGCGGACATTGTGTCAATACCCAACGCTCTATACATTGTAGCGCAGATCTCCTGAATATGCACGGGTCTACTTTCCGGAACTTCTCCCAGTCTATTTGTTGATCCTATAACTTGACCGTGGCGGAATCCTCCGCCAGCTAAAAGCGCGCACGAAACTTGCGGCCAGTGATCCCTTCCTCCGTTCTTGTTGACTTTGGGGGTCCGTCCAAACTCCCCCCATACCACAACCATAACGTCGTCAAGCATTCCTCGCTGATCGAGGTCTTCTACCAAGGCGGAAACACACTGGTCTAATTTTGCCCCATGGTCTCTGACAAGATCAAAATTGGAGCCATGACTATCCCATCGTCCGTAAGACAGGGAAACTGAGCGAGCCCCAGCCTCAACCAGTCTGCGAGCCATTAAAACGTGTTCGTTTACAGTTGGCGCTCCGTCGTACTGGAACTTGAAAGGCTTACCATCACCGTAACGTTCTCTTACCTTCTGGTCTTCCTTTGATAAGTCCAAAGCGTCAACGAGAGAGCTTGATGTTAGCACGCCAAAAGCTTCTTCTGTAAAAAGGTTAGTAGTTATCGCGTCATCTACGCCCTTTCTTATGCTTGCAAATCCAGCAAGAAGATCCTTTCGATTTTTAAATCTTTCTACGTT